CAAAGGCTAGCCCGTGTATTTGCAGCCCATGCAGGCGACCTCTACGGAGGCACGTTGTGTGGGTTGTGAAGAAGCGGCTGTCGGTGGTAATCCCCAGGGATTTGGAGTTCACGCCTTAAGAAAGCTTCTAACGTAACCGCATCGTTGTAAAACAAAACGGGAGAGGACGTATGTCTTCGGGTTCATGACCATACATGCTCTAGGAAGTTGCTAAGGTAGCAGTATCCTAATCGTAATACAAAAATGCCTTCCGGGCCAGCCGGGTATGTGTCTGGGAGGGAAACCGCCCATGTGAAACCAGCGCAAATGGACGCAGTGACAGTCTGCCGTATAACTCTGTCTAAAAACCAAATTACAACGATGACATCAGTACCTAGGTTAATAAATTTTTGGGAATCGATGTCAAAAGGCGAGGTACTCGTAACTGCTACGGTGTTACCTGAAATGATCCACAAGGCGGGGAGTCAGACTCCCCTTGCGGGAGCATCTCCGCAGTCCCTTAGCCCTCAGTTGCCAATTAACGGTAGACAGCCGTGTGAACCCTGTGTTTCGGGTTCGTTGGTACCGGGCGGGTCTTGTGTGAACCAAAGTAGGGCTAGGTCAGACGACGCCCTCGCCTACGAGCATTGGATTGACGAAACCTTACATTGCCATGACCGCGGGTGCACAACCCGTCGCGATTGGTACATGGCTAATGGTTCTTTACCGATGTTCGACATTTCCTACCCGAATCAGAAGGGGGGAATAAAAAGAAATAAATATGATGATGGCGCGTTCCGTGATTTTCCTTATCGAGGAGCCCATGCGTTCAGGGATAGACTGATTTCCAAGAGGATCAGCTACGACCCTGACTGGGTGATCGAGGAAGTACTTGCCAGGCTCGGTCCTGAAGAGGGTGATGGTCCCCCTGAAATTACGGAACTAAAAGAAACGGATCTAATGAGTGACTTGACTTGTGATAATCCTGCCATCGCTAGTAACAACCCTTATACGGTGTTGCCACGCGACGACGGCGGATGCATGTTAAGTCAGGCCCTAGCAGGTAGGGCAAAACAACTGGTGAAATGGTTTAAGGGGTTCGACTTACCATTGATCCGTGACCTGCCGGCTTCAATAGAGTGCGGTGGCCTTCGGAACGCCGTACGACAATGCTTCTCAGATGTTGATCCAGTCTGGGAACTTAGCTTCAAGACCGTGCAAAAGATTGAGAGATCTTGTTGCAGGTACTGTTTACCTTCTTTTCAGTCAAAGCTAAGCCAGTGGAAAGAAGACAGGTCTCGCCAGCAGCCTGTTGATTCGTCACATTTGTCTCGGTTCCGAGAGGCATTTCGCGCGAATGTCGACAAAGGGTGGGACCGCCGAAGACGCCCTTTTATTCCTAACGGTAACGCTACCCGGCGTTTCAAGCGGAAGGATGGGGGCAATTGGAATGTAGAGGAGTTCTCGACTGGTTTCCGGACTGAGCTTGTCTTTTCGTCTGGTAAGCCGAGGGTAGTGACTGTGTATTCTTCTGAGAACACACGGATACTCGCTCCGATGCATTACAGTTTGTACGACAGTCTGAAACGGAAAGGGTGGTTGCTTGTCGGAGACCCAACCGAGAGGCACATTAGTAGGTTGAACGGCGCCGCGTTGCTGAGTTTCGATTACTCGGCGGCGACAGACAATATTAAAACCGAGTACGTTCGGTCGGCGATAGACATACTAATAGAGCAAGCTGAAAGCATCAGTGACGAGGAGTTGAGGGCTCTCAAGGTCCTTGGTAATCTGTCGTTAGAAGGGGTAGAGTGTGGTTCTGGCCAGCCCATGGGGTCAGTCATGTCTTTTCCTCTCTTGTGTCTTATTAACAAAACCGTTGTTGATTTGGCATTAAACAGTTTGCTTGTTGGGAAGAAGATTTCGTTCCATGAGTGGTCTGGGCACAGACTGCTTATTAACGGTGATGACCTTTTGACTAAAGAGGTCCGAACCGATACGGATCTTCGAGGACAGATTATCGTTCAGGGAAGCGAAGTGGGCCTTGTAGTAAATCAGGAGAAGACCATGGTCTCCGATGTGCTATGTGAAATTAATTCCACCTTGTTTTCTAACGGTCGTCGCGTACGGAAGTTTAACGCTTCCGCCGTGTGGATGGACCCTGGTGTTGAGGATGTCCTGGGCTTTGCCGCCCAGGCCTCTCCAGATGTGAAAACGTTTCGAAAGGTAGTACGTTGGAATAGCAATATTCTGGCCAAGAGCAAGGACAAGCATCTTGCTGAGATACCACCTCATCTTCAAGTTGTATGCCGCAAAGACAAGAAAATTCGGCGTGCGCTCACCAGTCAACCAAAGTCTGAACGTTCTAGACAGCTTGGCGTGATCAGGATGGCTCCCGTGCCAGACGGTTACGATCTTGATGTCAGTGATGAACACAGGGCGATGCGAGAAGAGATTGAAAGAGTTAGGGAGAAGGGGGTTGCGTGGGCCAAGGCTCGCGCCACTCGGAAGCAATTCCGTACCATCGCTATACCGAACTCTACGTCTTATTCTCAGGTCTTGAAACAACGTCGGGGGGCTGAACAGGAACTAATCCCTGCCTGTTACGTCCGTACGTATGTTAACAAAATGAGAGATGCGTTGGTTGAGGAGTACGTGGCTGGCTCCTCGTCTGAGATGTTACCTCCGGGTGACGGGCCTCGGATATCAGTTCTTATAGATAACCTACGTCTGTTCAATCAACAGAAAGTCGCAGTTAGAACCTCTGGAACAACTTTTCCTACGGGAGATTTTGTGAGCTTTGACTGACGACAAAGCTAACTGGGTTAATTCCACCCAGGCC